GGAATTCAACCGGTTCCGTGATGATTTCGAGGACCGGCCGGAGGAACGATATCAGCAGATCATGGACTCGTGGCCCTTGGTGTTCGGTTCCACGGAGAAGGCCATGAAGAAGCTGTTCGCGCCGGCCAAACCGGTCGTGAAACGCCCCCCCCTGGTCGCTGTGCCCGCGCTGCAAGAAACCCGTATGGGCTCAGGAAGGCACCACCGACCTGAGGGAGACGCAGCAGCTGCTGAAACGGAACCCGTTGCCGCGCTGGTGCCGTGTCTGCGGCCAGCGTTTCGAGTACACGATGGGCGACCACATCTCATGCAGTTCCGAGTTCTCCATCGCGGAGACGATGGACACGCTCAAAAGCATGTTCCCCACCGAGCAGCCGAACTTCGAGACCATCGCCATCGAAGCCGCACACGAGGACGGTGAGCAGAATGGTTAACCCCGCCAAGAAAAAGGGCACGAGCCTTGAGACGTGGACGGTGCGTTACCTCGCGTGGGCGTTGCAGGACACGCGCATCGACCGTATGCCGTTGCATGGCAACGCCGACCAGGGCGATCTGATCGGCGTCATGTTCCATGGCGAGCCGGTGTGCGTGGAATGCAAGGACACGAAGATGCCGAACTATCGCAAGCATTGGCGGGAGCTCAAAGTGGAGATGGCGAACATGGACACTCCCTACGGGGTGCTCATCCAACACCGCAGGGGCGTGGGCGTGAAAAGCCTCAAGGGCATGGCCCGGCAGATGGCCGTGTTCGACATCGGAACGCTCGAACGGTTCCTCGCCACTCACATGGGGCACGTGTTAGGACCGGGCTACCGGATTCGCCGCGAGCTCGCGAACCGGCTGCGCGGCGAATCGAGGCCGGTGCCCTCCAATCCGATGCTCGTGTGGATGCCGCTCGAATTGTTCGCGCTCCTGCTGAACGACGGCTTGGCGTTGGGGCCGGACGATGGCCAGGATTAACCCTCATACCTACATCGGTGGCAGCCGTCGCACCGGTTTGCGTGGCGGCTACCACCGCAAACCCAAGACCAATGGCGAGGGGCTGAAGCCCAGCGAGATAATCGCCGCCAGCCCCGAACTGCTGGCATTGATAGCCGAATACCAAAGAGACAAGAGAAAGGAGGCGGACTGATGGCCAGACAGGGCTACGGGAAGCTGAGTAACAGCTTCCATTCGAACACGAAAGTGCTGAAGCTACAGCGTATGCGTCCGAGCGCACTTGGAGTGTACTGCATGGCCATTTCCTTCTGTTCCGACGTGCTCAACGACGGCGTGATGAGCGAGGACGATGTGATCTACCAGCTCAACGCGACCGAAGAGGACATCGAAGCGCTGATCAAGGTCGGCATGTTCGAACGTTCGGACGACGGCTCCTACCGCATCCACGATTATCTTTCCCATCAGTCCAGCCGCGAACAGGTGGAGACGAGGGCGGAGGGTGCTCGCAACCGCAAGCGCAAGCAGCGTTCCGAAGCCGATGTCACACCCGAGTCACGCTGGGACGAAACGAATGTCACAAGCATGTCACGCCGTGACAATTCGAATGTCACACCCGAGTCACGCTGGGACTCTTTAACCAAGAACCAAGAACCAATAACCAATAACCAAAAGAATTCTTCTAACGAAGAATTCTCTCTCCCCCAAACCCCCTCGCAAGCCGAGGGGGCCGCAGAGAGCGCCGACGAGGATTATCCCATCGAGTTCGAGCAGTTCTGGCAGACCTATCCACGCAAGACCGGCAAACGCAAGGCCTTCGAGGCTTGGCGGAAGGCGCGGAGGAAAACCAACAACACGTTCCTGATCGCCAAGGCGTCGAGGTACGCCGCCGACCCGAACCGGGAACCCGGCTACACGCTCACCCCGGCGAACTGGCTGGACGGCGAACACTGGGACGATGACCCGCTGCCGGCCAAACCCGAGCCGACCGCACGCCCCTCGCCATCGGCGTGGAACCGTTCGCAGGCCAACCAGGACGCGAACGCGGCACTGATAGCCCACTACGCGGCCGAGGAAGCCGCCGAAAACCAATCACGGGAAGGAGTACTGACATGCTGACGCTCAAGGAAAGCACGCTCGTGCTGGCGAAGATTCGCGTCCACCACGGCAACGCGGCCATCACCGACTTGGAGGCTCGCACGTTCCACGAGGAGCTTCGCGCGGACATGACGCTGGGAGAGGCGTTGGAGGCGGTGAAGCGCTTCTACACGGACAACAGCACGGGTTGCTGGTGCGGTTCCGGCGATGTGAACGCCATCGTGCGCAGGATGCGCAACGAGTCGAAGCCCTCTGAGGCGCAGATAGCGCGCGAATGCGAGGCGCGGGGCCTATCCGCGGACGAGGCGTGGATGTACCGCCGCCAGCGGATGCTCGGCAACGGCCCGGAGCAGGCGCAGCAGCAGGCGTTGACCATGCGCAACCCACTCGAACTGCCCGCCGCGCAGCCGAAGTCACGTTCCACGGCCAGACGGTTCGCAGGTGCCCAGAAGCTGGGTGCTGCCTCACTCGGCTCGATTCTGAGGGGCGCGTGATGGCCGAAAAGTTCCCGACCCCGCAGGAGCGTGCGATGGCGTGGCTGTTGGAGGCCACGGAGATTGGCGGCATGAGCCGGCCGGAGACCGCGCTGTACGCCTATCAGGCCGGTTTCACGGCGGCGCTCGACTTGTGCACCGAAATCGAAACACGACTCAACAAGGAGGAAACCGATGACCATGCTGCTTGATGGTCGATTGCGTGATCTCGCGACGCAGACCCACCTGCTCGAGACGAAGGTGAGCTCTCTTGGCTGGATGGCCGCCAACGGCCCGCAGACATTGAAATCAATGACCCGCGCCCAGGCGCATCTCATGCTCGCCGACGACGTGGAGATCATGGCGCGAGAGAAGGAAATGGGAGGCGGACAATGAGCGGACACGACGAAACAATTCATCCAGACTATATTCCCGAGGATTTCGGCGAACTGCTGCGCATGGCCGTTGATTACGTCTACGAGCAGGGCGAGCACTATAGCGAGGACGCTCTACTGGAGGCGTTCAAGCCCGCCATAGACAAACACGACCGGCAGGTGGCCGAACGGGCGTTCGAGCTCGGCTGCGTGGCAGTGGACGCGGAGGAGCACGGCGTGGGATGCCGATTCACGGTCGGGCAATTGGAGGAACTGTCACGCGACTACGGGCGCGACGCATACTCGGTCAACAATCCCTACGGAAGAGGAGAATCATGAGCGTAAGCAGTCTCAAACGCGAGGAAATACTCAAATGGCATCGGAGCAAAGCGGCCACGCCCGAATACACGGCGAAACTGCTCGGCGTGCCATTGGATGAGGTGCTGTACATCATCGCCCATCCTGAAACGCCCGCACCCCACAAGGATGATTTCACGCCCGAATTCATCGAACCATTGATTTGAATTCAGCGTAAAAACACTGAATCCAACGAAAGACAAAACGAAACCCTCCACCAACAGGCGGAGGGCACGCTCACCAAAGCATCATCATAGCCGGAACGTGGAGGGTTTCAACATAATGTTCATCACCACCGAACCATGCCAATACTGCGGCAGCCGACAGGTCGAGGCACCATGGACGCTCTGCCGGGACTGCCGCCGCGTCTACGCGAAAACGCTCCACCGGCTCCGCCGCGACATGATGCTCCTGCAACAGGTGTCCCGTCACGCCTACAAGCTCGGAGAACCCGGAGCGGGCGGCAAACCGCAAGGAGGCGCGGCGCCCGCGCCCATCAACCTCCACGCGCAGGACATGCTCGACCAGATCGAGGACGGCTTGCAGGACATGTGGAACGAAACCGGCGTGGAAAGCCGTCCGAGATGGCAGACCCTGCTCAGGGACTCGCCACGACGACTGCCCGACCTATGCCGCGCCAGCCGTTCGGGACATTGGCTGACATGGCTCATCCACACCTGCGAGCGCATCGAACCGCTCGTGGACCGCAGGCCACGCACGCGCCGGATAATCGGCGTCTGCCCCGAATGCGGACGCGAGGTCATGGCCGCGAAAGGCGAATCACTGCGGCTATGCAAATGCGGCAACCCAATCAACGTGGTCGAGCTGCGCGAGCAGAGCCGAGACAAGGCCGAGGCAATCCACCTGACCAAGACCCCTGCGGGCATGAGCCAGTGGCTCAAGGACAACTACGGGTACGAGGTCAGCCGCAAGCAGATCAGCAACTGGCTCAACCGCGGCAAGCTGCCCAGCAGCAAGCCGGTCGATGACGGCTACTGGGAGTTCAACATACGGGAGATTCTGGCGTTGGCGATGGGTTCCAGCGGCCGCCCGGCTTGACATAGTGTAGCCTGTGAGATACAATAAGGGTATGGAAATCAAGCAAACCGCCGAATACCGCAAGTGGTTCAAGAAACTCAGGAACCGCGAGGCGAAAGCCGCCATCCAAGCCCGGCTCGACGCCTGCAAGCTCGCCGGCAGGCCGTTCGGCGACATCAAACCCGTGGGAGGCCCGGTCAGCGAGATGCGGTTCCACATCGGAGCCGGATACCGCGTCTACTTCACCACGCGCGGCAACGTGCTCATGCTGCTGCTCGCAGGCGGCGACAAAAGCACCCAGCAGACCGACATCAAACAAGCCCACGCCATACTCGACGACTACAAGGAGCAGCAATGAGCACCGAAATCACCGACTACGACACCAGCGAATACCTCGAAAACGAACAGGACATCATCGCCTACCTCAACGCCATAGCCGAATACGACGACCCCGCACTCATGCAGGCCGCACTCGGCAACGTCGCCAAGGCTCGAGGCATGACCCAGATCGCCAAGGACGCGGGCGTGGGGCGCGAAAGCCTCTACAAAAGCCTCAGCAAGGACGGAAACCCCAGCTTCCAGACCATCGCCAAGGTAATCCACGCCCTCGGCGGACGCCTCACCATCCAAGCCGCCTGAAAAAACAAAACACAGACAGGAGTAGGGTGAATCCACCCCGTGGTATACTCCGTATCAGGATAAGTGCGAAAGCCTCTGGGACATACATCTCAGGGGCTTTACTCATACCCACCTATGCGCGTAGCTCAGCAGGTAGAGCAGCGGTCTCCAAAACCGCAGGTCGTTGGATCGAAGCCAACCGCGTATGCCACGGCTTGCGTACGGTAGAGGCCTAACCGGCCATAGCAGCGACTGCTAGGGCGCAATCACAACAGAGCGCAAAGCTCGGGTTGCCGCGAATTCGAATCTCGCCCAAGCCACCAACCACCACACAGGATGGGGAACATGAGCAACAAGGCAGGCTCAGGCCGATACCAAAATGGAGCAGCCCGCCGCAAATGCAAAGCCCGACACATCGCGGCCGAAGGACCAATACCAATCTGCCCACTGTGCGGCAAGCCCATAGACCTCACACTCAAAACACCACACCCACTCAGCTGCGAACTCGATGAGATCATCCCATACAGCCGAGGAGGCTCGCCAACCAGCTATGACAACACACAACTCACACACAGAATCTGCAACCAAAGAAAAAGCAACAAAATAACCACCAACACCACAGGCCACCAAAACACAAAAAAACAACCACAAAACACCATCCCAATCAGCCGCCAATGGTAACCGGGGCACCACCCCCTCCCCCACCGGCAAGGCTCCCCACAGAACATAGCGCCCGCATCCCCCCGCAACCCGTGTGGAGTATCGTACGTTTGGCCGCTGGGGTGTCTGCGACCGCCCGTGGAAGCCGTTCCGGCATGGTTCTGATGTTTTTGCCCCGTTGTTTTCCGAGGCTGTTACGTTTGATTTTACGCAGTTTTGATATGTCACGAAATTAGTGTTGCGAATCGTTGGAATATATGCTATAGTTATAGCTATGGTCAACCAATGTAGGAATTGCGGCCACTTCTTCCAACCCACACCAAACCCTAGGCGTCCGAGACTGTTTTGCTCGGACAGATGCCGCAAGGCGTGGAGCCGCAAACATCAGATACCCCAAGAGCTCAAGTCGCTGCTCCGTTGGGTGCGCGCCGATGGCAAGCGCCCGATCCGGTGCGATGGTTCGCCGGCCAGTTCGACCGACCCCGATACCTGGGCGTCATACCCGGAGGTCATGCGCTCGAAGGCCGGTGACGGTTATGGCATCATGCTTGGCGACGGGCTTGCGTGCTGGGATTTCGACCATGTTGATTTGACCAGTCCGCCCGCGAAGGCGTTGGAGCTGCTGCCCGAAGCGATCTATGCGGAGGTTTCGACCAGCGGTCACGGGCTGCATGTGTTCGTGGAGTCGGCGGAGCCGAGTTTCCGGCGTGCCGGCGTCGAGTTCTATTCGCATTCGCGGTTCATCCGCATGACCGGAAGGAGGTGGCCGAAGTGACCACGGTTATCCGCAATCAGGGCACGAGCCTCGCGGTGCGCGAGAAGCTCGCCGCCGATGGCAAGCCCGTGTTGTTGGCGTTTTCGTGCGGCAAGGATTCCATCGCCGCGTGGCTGGCGATGCGGGACATGGGCATCGAGGTCGTTCCCGCGTACTTGTACTATGTGCCCGGTTTGAGGTTCGTGGACGAGGAGCTTGATTATTTCGAGCAGAAGTTCCAGACCCGAATCAAAAGGTATCCGCACCCGTCGCTGTACCGTTGGCTGAACAATGCGGTGTTCCAGGCTCCCGAACGTCTGCGCTACATCGAGGCGGCGCGTTTGCCTGAGCCGTCGTATGAGCAGATGTGGGATTTCATCCGCGCCGACATCGGCTTGGATAAGAGCACGTGGTGCGCGGATGGCGTGCGTGCCGCAGATTCGATTCAGCGTCGTGGCGCGTTCGTCCAGTACGGGTACTGGCGGCGCAATCTCAAGAAGGTCAGTCCTATCGGGGATTGGCTCAAGGGCGAGGTGCTGGACTGCATTGGCGAGCATCATATCGAGCTGCCGTGTGATTATGCGTGGTTCGGGCGTTCTTTCGATGGCATCGACAAGCGTTTCACCAAGGTGCTCAAGGACAAGGCACCGGACGATTACGCGACGCTGCTTGAATGGTTCCCTTTGTTGGAGGTGGATCATGTCAGGTGATTTCCGATTCGACTTTTCCAAGAAGTCCAAGGGCAAGAAGACTGTGAAGCCGGTGCCGGAAAATCTGGACGAGAACGCGAAGGAGTACCGGGAGCGCGCCCGTGCGGAGCGCAAGCGTTTCGTGGATGCGACCGACACCGAATTCTGGCTGTGCCTGTGTTTCCCCTCCCCCGCCGAGATGGCGCGGTGGCGTGAACGGTTTGGCTTCGGCGAAAACCACCGGATCTATGCGTACCGTGATATCGAGAAGCTACTCGCCCCGTACAGGCCGGCCAAGTCGTCCGCCGTGGCGTTTGGTGCCGGAGTCGGGTTCGGTGGTGGCCTCGGGTTCGCGGAGAAGACGCCTGACCCACTCGCCGATGTCAAGTACTCCGATGATCTGGAAAAGGATTGTCTCGCCGAGTTCGCCGCCCTGCACAGGGCGCTGGTTTCGGCTCGCAGTCCCAGGAAGCTCGTGGAGCCGACCGATTCCGAACACTGGTTCGCCATCGCGTTCCCCTTGCGAGACGACAAGGACTCTTTCCTCGCCGAGTACGGTCTTCGCAAGCTCGGCGACAAGTACTTGGACGGCATGGCCGTCGCTCGGAAGCTGGGAGGTGAGTTATGAGGCGAGTGCGTTACGCGAGCACCAACGATATCCGTTATGCGGGGTATGGGCGTCGCTCTCCCGGCTCGCCCGGTGGCGGTGTTTCCGCTTTGCGAGTGAGCACGTCCCGTTCCGCGTCTCGATCCAGCGGATCGTGAACCGGTAAGCAGTTTTTTCGTTCAAGCCGTCCACATGGGGCGGCTTTTCTGTTGAGAGGTGATTTTCATGCAGCGCGGTTCCTCCTCGGCCTCCCGTTCGTCCAGCAGCGGGAGTGGCGGTAATTCATCTCGTTCGCGTTCGAGGGGGTATGCGCTTTCCGGCGTCGGTTTCTCGAAAGAACGAATATCCCAGTACCGCAGACAGGGCTTCTCCGACGAACGCATCTCGAAGATATGGCAGGACACCATCAAAACGAGAGCATTAATGAAGAAACGCAAGGAACAGGGAGTCAACGATCTTGAAGCCGGTGTCTCCCAGTCTTGGAAAGTCGCGGACGCCAAGAACTCTCGCATGGTTTTAAAGCGCGTTGCCGAAGGGCGTAACTTCGGCCGAGACGTGAGCCTGCGGCAGTACTGACCTTCCCCATAACGATGTTTCCCCTTGTTTACCCAAATTGTGAAGGAGGTGAATCATGCGAAACCTGTTCCAGCGTGCCGGCAATGCGGTGCGTAACGTTGCCGGTCGTATCCGCAGCGCTTTTTCTCGCGGAGGCTCGCGTTCCTCCGGCTCCTGACATTTAGATTCGAGGTGATCCAGTTGGCCAAGACCACGACAGCACAGCCTAACCTGCCTGACGGCATCGAATGGCCCAAGGCGACCATGCGATGGTGGAAGCATCTGGCTTCCACCCCCGGCGCGGACTCGTGGACCGAGGCCGACTGGGACAACCTCATGAACGCCGCCCTGATCCACGCGGACATCTGGGGTTCCGGCAATTTCGCCAGCGTGCCCATACTGAACAAGCTGCTGCAGGATTACGGGATCACGCCAGCCGCACGCAGCCAGATCACGCAGGCGAAAGTGAAACAGCAGGAGCGGCATACGCCGCTTGACGAGATAGCCGAACGACGGAAGCTGAGGGTGATCGAGGGTGGCAAGGCGAAGAGGCGTACAGGAACCTAGCTTCGCTCTGGTTCCCAAGCACGCGCAGTCCGAGGGAGGAGAGGCGTGCGCGCTCGCCGCCGGCTACGACATGAAGCCGGATAAGTGGCAGCGTATCGTGCTTGATGGGTGGCTCGCCACGGATTCGAAGCTGCAATGGGCGGCGTCGGATTGCGGGTGCGCGGTGCCGCGCCAGAACGGCAAGAACGCGATTCTTGAGTTCACGGAGCTGTACCTTGCCGCGATCCTCGGTATGAAGATCCTGCACACGGCGCATGAGGTGAAGACCTGCCGCAAGCATTTCCTGCGCATGAAATACTACTTCGAGAACGCGCGCAAGTTCCCCGAACTGTCGGAACTGGTCACCTACATTCGGGCCACGAACGGCCAGGAGGCCATCGTGTTGAAGAACGGTGGCAGCATTGAGTTCATCGCCCGTTCGAAGAGTGCGGGCCGTGGCTTCACGGTGGACGTGCTGGTGTGCGACGAGGCGCAGGAGTTGACCGACGAGCAGATGGAGGCCATACAGCCCGCCATCTCGTCGGCACCCTCGGGCAATCCGTTGACCATCTACACGGGAACACCGACCCCGCCGACCTCGCCGGGCACGGTGTTCGCGCGCATGCGCCGCAACGCGCACAGGGACAAGCCGCCGAAGAACCTGTGCTGGTTCGAATGGGCGGCGAACGAGATAGGCGACGTGCACGACCAGCAACGCTGGTACCAATACAATCCATCGCTCGGCACCAGACTGCTGAAAAGCGTGGTCGTTTCCGAGTCGGAGAAGATGACCCCTGACGGTTTCGCCCGCGAGCGTCTCGGCTGGTGGAACGATCAGGCCGGCGCGCTGTCCGATATCGATGTTGACGAGTGGGCCAAGTGTAAGACCGACAACCCCTGCATGGATGGCTACAACTCGTATGCGGTCAAGTTCAGTGCGGACGGCGCGAACGTCACCCTCGTGGCGTGCGTGCGCCCGCCCCGCAAGTCGGGTGAATTGCCTCACGTGGAGGTCATCGCCTCGCGCAGCATGCGCGGCGGCACCGGCTGGCTGGCCGACTGGCTGACCGCTGAGAAGGACGGTGCGGAACGGTGGCGCAAGGCCATCGGCATCATTATCGACGGGCGCGTGGGAGCGCCCACCCTGGTCAACAGCCTCATCGATAAGGGCGTGTCCAAAAGAGTGATCGTGGTTCCGCGCCCTTCCGACGTGGCGGACGCTTGTTCGATGCTCGAACAGGCCGTGAACGACCATGGGCTTACCCATTTCGGCCAGCCTCTGCTTGACGAGGCGGTGGGTCATGCGAAGCACAGGAAAATCGGAGACGGGTTCGGCTACGAGACGTCCATGGAGAACATCGACGTGAGTCCCGTGGAAGCGGTGGCTCTCGCGTATTGGAACGTCAAGACTTCCAAACGTCATCCGGGCAGAAGAGCGAAGGCGGTGGCATTCTGATGCAGATTCCGAATCTTGAAGGCGTGCAGGTCGATAATCTGCCCGAGGAATGCCGAGAACCGTGGGATTTGATGATACGTCAATGGTCCCAGAAGCTCGAACGTAACCTTTTGCGCACCAAATACTACGACGGACGAAACGAGCTTAAGAATCTGTCCATCGCCGTGCCGGACAGCATGGCGGGGATAAGCGAGGTCGTGGGCTGGCCGCAGAAATCGGTGGACGCTTTGGCCGACCGCATCGTGTTCGATGGTTTCGTCGGAGTCGCCGACGACCGCGACCCGTTGGGTTTGGATTCGATTCTTTCCGACAACGACTTCGACGTGGAACTGCCGCAGGCCATCCGCAGCGCTCTCACCCACTCATGCTCGTTCCTGAACGTCCGCAGCGCGGAACCGGAAGATGGTCTGCGTTCCAAGGTGTCGGTATCGTTCCGCAGCGCGCTCTATGAGACCGGCCTGTGGGATTACGCCCGTCGCGGCCTGTCGGCGGCGTTGTCGATAACCGATATCGACCGTTCCCAGTACGCGCAGGCGAACACCATCGTGCCTTCCGAGCTCATGCTCTACATGCCCGGCTACACGATTCGTATACGCCGCGCGCAATCAGGCCGCTATCATGCGGACGCCCCCCGGAACACGTACATGGATCATGTGCCCGTTTACCTGATCCCCTACCATCAGGACCTGAACCGCCCCTTCGGCCGCTCGCGCATCAGCCGCGAGGTCATGAGCATCACCGACACGGCGGTTCGCACCATGCTGCGCATGGAGGTAAGCGCCGAATTCTATTCGAGCCCGCAACGCTACCTCATCGGCGCTGACGAGCCGCCCGAGGACAAGAACGGCAAGAAGCTGACCGGCTGGGAAGCCACCATCTCGAAGATGCTCAACATCAGCCTCAACGAAGACGGCCAGGCACCCACCATCGGCCAGTTCACGCAGATGACCATGCAGCCGCACACCGACATGCTTCGCGCACTCGCGGCACGCATGAGCGGCGCGACCGGCGTGCCGCTCAGCCAGTTCGGCGTGATGACGGACTCCGGCCCTTCCTCGTCCGACGCGATCATGGCGGCGGAAAGCGAGCTTGTCATCGAGGCGAAGAACGCCTGCCGCGCCATCGGAGTGCAACTGCGCAAGGCCGCTAGGGATATCGCCATACTCAATGGCACGTCTGCGGACAGCGATGAGCTCGACCGCCTGCAGGTCAACTGGCGTGACCCCGAACGCCCATCGCAGGCCGCGCTCTCCGATGCTATCGTGAAGCAGGTGACGGCCATACCGTGGCTCGCCAACTCCGACGTGGTGTTGGAGAAGCTCGGCTACACGGATTCCGACATCACACGCCTGTTGGCCGACAAGCGCAAGGCCGAAACCCGCAGCGTGCTTGACTCCCTCGTGAACGGAGGCAACAAGGATGACGGACAACCGACAACTGGACCAGCTACAGGCCAGCCAAGCCAGGGCGGTGGAACTGGCACGCCGCGATCTGGCGAAACTGTGGGAGACGCTGCAACAGCTCAGCCCTGAATGGCAGCGTGACATGCTGCTCGACTACGTGCCGCAACTGGTCGCCAAATACGGCGACCTCGCGGCACAGGCCGCCTACGAATGGTATATGCGCGTCCGTGGCGAATCGGTGCCCGACCCGTGGGAGTACGACCTGTCCGACTCGTTTCCCGGCGACGGCATCGACAAGACGATACGCTGGCAGGCCGGCCACCTGTGGACGGACCCGCAGACCATGCAGGCGTATCTGGTCGGCGCGATGCAACGCTGGGTCATGTATTCGGGGCGTGAAACCGTTGCCCGCCTGTGCGAGCACGACCCGTCCGAACCACGGTACGCGCGCGTGCCGAGAGGCGCGAAGACGTGCGCGTTCTGCACGATGCTCTGCTCGCGAGGCTGGGTGTACCGCAGCGAGAAGACCGCGAAATACGTCAAAGGCTCGTTCAGCCTGTTCCACGACGACTGCGACTGCCAGATCGTGCCCGAATGGGACAGGGACCAAGCGCACATCGAGGGTTATGACCCCGACCGCATGTACTCGGAATACATGCACGCCCGCAGCCTCATCGAGAACGGCGGCCTGGACGACGACACCTATCGGATGATAAAGGCCACCACAAAAGGCAATCCCGACAATCCCAACGACCCGAACACGCTTGTCTACCTGATGCGCCGGCTTTACCCCGACCGATACAAGGACGGGTATGGAGTACCCAGACCGTCCCGTTCGCACTGAATTTTCCCCAACCACCCGCACGGGTGGTTTTTTTATGCCCGAAACGGGCCCAACCCACTAGGAGGAACCATGACCGAAGAGGCCAACGGCAACCAGCAGGCGGCATCGACCGAGAACGGAGCGAAGCCGCCCGAAATCGACTACGAGGCCAAATACAAGGAGGCCGTCGCCCATTCCCGCGAATGGGAGAAACGCGCCAAGGACAACAAGGCAGCCGCCGACGAACTGCAACAGCTCAAGGAGGCCCAACTGTCCGAAGCCGAAAAGACCGCCAAGCACATCAAAGAGCTTGAAGCCAAGAACGCCGCCTACGAGGCGGAAAAACAGCAGAACGAATGGAAGACGCAGGTCTCCAAGGAAACCGGCGTGCCCATCGCACTGTTGCACGGCTCCACGCTCGAAGAAATGCAGGCCAACGGAAAGGCGCTCGCCGACTACATCGCCGACAAAACCAAGCCCACGGTGCACGCCTCATCCGAATCCAACCAGCCGCCCGCACCATCCGGCACATCCGGCGACTGGATCCGTGACCAGTTCCTCAAACAAAAGCAGAAATAACCCCCTCCATAGAAAGAAGGTATGACGATGGCTTCCAACGTGAACTCCATCATCACCAGCAGCGACCTCGGCGGCGGACTCATCCCCACCGAATACGCCACCCAGATTATCCAGGACGCTCCCAAGTCGAGCGTATCCCTGACACGCATGCGTCAGATTCGCATGAGCACCCGCACGCGCACGCAGCCGGTGCTTGACTCCAAGCCGATCGCCTACTGGGTGGGCGGTGATACCGGCCTGAAACAGACCACGAAGATGAAATGGTCGGGCCTAAGCATCACGGCCGAGGAGCTTGCGGCCATCGTGCCCATCCCGGAGGCCGTCATCGCGGATTCCGGCATCCCCATCTGGCCGGAGGTCATGCCGCGTCTGGCTTCCGCGCTCGGCTACAAGCTGGACCAGGCGACACTGTTCGGCGTGGACAAGCCTTCCAGCTTCCCTGACGGCATCATCCAGCAGGCCATCGCGGCGCACAACACGCTCACCCAGGGCAAGGACCTCGCCAAGGACGTTGCCAGCATGGGTCAGAAGCTCGCCGAACAGGGCTTCGCCATGAACGGCTTCGCCAGCAAGCCGGGCCTGAACTGGGAGCTTATCGGCCTGCGCAACGCCAACGGCAGCCCGATCTACGTGCCCTCGCTCGCCTCCGGCGCGCCGTCCACCCTGTACGGCTTCGGCCTCAACGAGGTAGACAACGGCGCGTGGGATACCACCAAGGCCGTGCTGCTCGGAGCCGACTGGTCGAACTTCGTGGTCGGCATCCGTCAGGACATCACCTACAAGATGCTTGACCAGTCGGTTATCTCTGACGATAACGGCAAGGTGATTCTGAACCTCGCGCAGCAGGATTGCGTCGCCATGCGCGTCGTGTTCCGCGTCGGCTTCCAGATCGCCAACCCCATCAACGACGTGCAGCCCGACAAGACGAAGCGCTTCCCGGCGTACGTCATCACGCCGGCATCGACGTCCACCGGAGCGTGATGGCCATGGGACTGAACAAGCAGATACAGTTCGTGCGTCAACCGAAGCCGACTGACGGCGAGATTATCGCTCAGGTGGCCGTTTTTGACGGGGAAGGCAATCCGGTCGATGTCGGCGTCCCTCCCACCGTCGACACGCTTGCCGGTGCCACCAACACCGGCAAGGCGGTGCTCAAAGCCACGGATGCAGCCGGCGCGCGCAAGGCCATTGGCGCGGGAACGTCCAGCTTCAGTGGAAGCTACAACGACCTGTCGAACAAGCCGACGATTCCGCCCGCCTACACGCTGCCCGCCGCCACGGCTGAGGCGTTGGGTGGCGTCAAGAAAGGTGCCGCGATCCCGGATCTCGCGAGCGGCGCTGATGCGGCGACCATCGCCACGAAGGTCAACAGCATCCTCACCCAGTTGCGCGCGATCGGTGTCATCGCCGCCTGACGTGGGGAGGTGCGTTATGGCCGACGAAATGGAAGAAAAACCATTCGCCACCTACACGGAATTGTCCAAACGCTGGAAGCAGATGCCGGACGACCCGGATTATGTTGACCAGCGGCTGGCTGATGCATCGCAGTTCATTCGCGAGCAGTGCCCCGGATGGCGCGATATCGCATCCGCCACGTTGGAACGCATCGCCTGCGAGCTCGCCAAGGATGTGATCTCGTCCGACATGCAGACCGAGGGTGCCGGTTTCGATACGACCGGTGCCAGCAATCTCAGTCTCACGGCGGGCGATTTCACCCAGTCGATGACTTTCTCGAATCCTCGCGGCGAATTCTATCTGTCCAAGGGACAGAAGAAGGCACTCGGCCTCACCGGCCAACGCTTCTACAGCGTCGACCTGTCAAATGGGGAGGCGTCATGAGGGGCGAGACCGTGAAGGTGTTGCGCTACACGCCGACCGGCGAGAACGACCCCGCTGGCTCGCCCGTCACGAAGGTTGATATCGAGTCGGTTGGGAACGTGTTGGTTTCGCCGGGCGGCATGTCGAACGCCACCGACTCGCTGCGCCCCGAAGGCGTGACGGTGGCGTTCACCTGCCTCTTCCCCCGCAGCTACGCATACCGGAGTCTGCGCGGGGCGATGGTGCGCATCGATTCCCATGACTACAAGGTGATCGGAGACCCGAGGCCTTTGGACGGCGGCATGAAACCGACCGCCTGGAACCTCAAGGTCGAAGTCACGGATTCGGAGGGCTGATGTCCGGCACTGTGAGACTCGATTATTCGGCGTTCCGCGCTTACCGCCAAAACGAGGGCGCACGCATTGTCAAGGCCGAGGCCGACAAGATCGCGGGACGCGCCAACTCCACCGCCATGCGTGACGTGCATGTGCCCGCCGGAGAGGATTCCGTTCCGCGCTACGAGGCAAGCGTGCGCACCGGCCCCAAAGGCGCCACGGCGAACGTCTATCCGGCCAACCGCGCGGCAGGCGTCGACAACGCATTGCACAACACGTTGGCCAAGGCGTTGGGAGGTGGTGGCTGATGGCCGTGAACGCGGAAAAACTCGTCATGGACTGGCTCAACGCGGACCCGACGATCAGGGCCGAATGGCCGGCTAGTTTCGACGTGCCCGCCGAGTCCAGCGCCACGCATCCGATACCGTTCGTCACCGTCGAACAGGTGGGAGGCTCGGACGAACGGTTCCGCAGCCTGCCGCTTATCGCGGTGCAGGTGTGGGGCGAGTCACGCTGGCTGGTCTCCGAAGCTGCGGCGAAACGCATCCTACCACGGCTGAAACGCATCACGGAACTGCCCGAGGTCGCCGACATCGACATCACCGGCCGCACGCATTTCCCCATGCCGGACGGGCGGCCCCGTTATCAGATACTCATACAACTCACCGTCAAATCGGACGACTAACGAAAGGTCTAAATCATGACTGATTCCACAACCAACGATTCCACCATGGTGTCGTTGGGAAAGTTCAAGGTCGGCGGCTACGCCTACTGGGCACCAGCCGGCACCACGCCGCCGCACGATGCCAGCACCGCATTGCCGAGCGCCTTCAAACTGCTCGGCTACCTGTCGGAGGATGGTCTGACCATCACGACCGACACGGACACCACCGAGGTAAAGGACGCGAACGGGCAGACCGTCATGAAGGTCATCGCCAGCTACGCGGAATCCTACCAGTTCTCCATGTTGGAGGTATTGCGCGTCGAGGCCGCGAAACTGCGCTACAACGAGGACGCGGTCACTGGCAGCGACAAGAGCATGACCATCAAGCACCAGATTCCCTCCGACAATGGCTTCGTGCTCGTGTTCGAGATCGCGATGACCGGCAATGTGAAGGACCGCCTCGTGATCGGCAACGGCACGCGCGCCGAGTTCGGCGACCGAAAGGTGCATGCGGGCGACGCTCAGGTGTACGACGTCACCGTGTCCGCAAACGACATGGGCAACGGGGTCACCGCCATCGAATACATCGGCGTCGCGGCCAGCGCGTCCGAGAGCAGTGTCAACGCCGAGGCCCTGACCGGCAAGGTCGTGGACCAGGTCAACGCCGAGGAGACCGCCGAACCCGCCGAGGAGACGCCGGCCGCCAAGTAACGGTTCTTCCCGCGTCGCGCTTCACTCGACTTCACGCGACGCGTGCCCCCATGATTTTTGAAGTCGGTTCATTTTTGGAGAAGTCATGTCACGAAAAAGCAACCGCAACCGCAACCGCAACCGCAATACAAACCATCCGGCTGTGCCACAGGATCACAGGCCCGCGCAGGACAAGCCGCGTACCATCACCGTCAAGGGCGTGGACCTGACCATCGACCCCCGGTCGTTGGACGACTGGGAGCTCATGGAATCCCTCTACGACCTGCAGTCCGACCCGCAGAACAACGCATTGAGCGTCGTGCCGTTCATGCGCCGTTTCTTCGGTGACGACTACCAGCGAGTCAAGGACGCGTTGCGCGAACCGGATACTGGCGTGATCACCGGCGATGCCATAGCCGGCTTCGTTCAGGAGCTGCTGGAGCGGCTCAACGAGACGCTCCCAAACTCCTGATGCTCGTATACCTGCTGCACGAATGCCCCGACCAGTTGGCGGCGGACATGCGGCGGGTATACGGGCTCGGCATATACGAGCTGGATCCGTTGGAAACGGCCGTGTTGGCCGTGCGCCTGCCGGCCGGCTCACTGATCTGGCAGAAACTCGACGTTCCCATGGCGTGGACGCTCGACCAGTATCTGGCGGCCGTGCGAATAGACCAGATGAACATGTGGATGTGGGGCAACAGCGACCCGAAGAAACGCGGGCCACGTCCCGAACCCCTGCCACGCCCCGGCAACGGGGCGACGGTGTCCGCGTCGAACCCATCCCAGACGGCCGACGCAGACACCGCGAAGGCGCGAACCATCAAGCCCATGGGCCTGACCATCGAACAGCTCGACGCGTTCATGAGCCGCGACTTCACGGACGTGGAGACGAAACCCTTCACCCACAACGAGTGAATAACTGAATAGAGAGGCATGGTCATGGCATACCAGCTGGCCCAGGCATACGTGCAGATCGTGCCCAGCATGAAGGGCGTGGGCAAGGCCATCGAAAGCGCGTTCGACGGGCCATCCAAATCGGTCGGCCAGAAAGCCGGCGACACCGCCGGCGGCGGCTTCTCCAGGGGATTCTCCGCGAAGCTCGGCGTGATCAGCGGCGTCGCATCCAGCATCGCCACGAAGGTCATCGGCGTGTTCTCCGGCCTGTCCGGGCAGATCCTCGACGCATCGGATTCGACGCAGAAGTTCGCACAGACACTGGACTTCGCCGGTGTTGGGGCCGACCAGATCAAGAAACTGACAGCATCCACGCAGGAGTATGCTAACAAGACCGTCTACGGTATCGACGACATCCGCAACACCACCGCCCAATTGGCGGCGAACGGCGTGCCGAACTACGCGAAGCTCGCCGAGGCGGCAGGCAATCTCAACGCGGTCGCGGGCGGCAACGCCGACACGTTCAAGAGCGTCGCGATGATGCTCACCCAGACGGCCGGCGCTGGCAAGCTCACAACAGAGAACTGGAACCAGCTGGCCGACGCCATCCCCGGCGCTTCCGGCAAGCTCCAGGAGGCGATGCTGAAGAACGGCGCGTACACGGGCAACTTCCGCGACGCGATGGCAAAAGGCGAGATCACCTCACAGGAGTTCAACGACGCGCTCATGCAACTGGGCATGAACGACGGTGCCATCAAGGCGGCGGAAAGCACGCAGACGTTCGAGGGCGCGTTCGGCAATCTCGAGGCCACCATCGTGGACGGTGCGGCGAACATCGTCAACACCGTCAAACCGTACATCACCGGAGCGGTCACCGCATTGGGCGACGGCATCGGCAAGGCCATGCAATGGACCAACGACTTCACGGGCGCGCTCATGAAAACCGAGGGCGTGCAGACGTTCGCCAACGGGGTGAAAAGCATCGCCGGCGCGGTCGGTTCGGTCGTCGGCCCGTTCGCCGGCGTCATCGGCAATCTGCTTCTCTTCACGGGCGGCGCGGACAGTGCGGGCGGGGCCGCCCAGCAGCTCTCTAATATTCTGGGCTTCGTCGGCGGGATCCTCCAATCGGTCGGTACGTTCGTCCAGCAGAACGCCGACTGGATGCAGGCGCTTGCCATAGCCGTCATGGCGGGATATGGCGCGTTCCAATTGTTTTCGATCATTCAGACCGTGGTCGGTTTCGTCAAGGCGTTCAGCGTGGCCGAAACCGCTGCCACTGCAGCCCAGTGGCTGCTGAACGCGGCCATGAGCGCGAACCCGATCATGATACTGGTCGTGGCGATAGCGGCACTCGTGGCTGGTATTGTCTGGTTCTGCACGCAGACTGAGACCGGCCGGCAATTATGGGCCGGTTTCACCGGCTTCTTGCAAGCCACGTGGCAGAACATCACCGATTTCTTCCAGGCCACGTGGCAGAACATCACGCAATGGTTCTCCAATGCGGCCGCGAACATCCAGAACGGATGGAACGCGCTGACCGCGTTCATCGGTTCGATCCCCGGCAGGATACAGGCGTTCTTCGCGAGCATCGGCCAATGGTTCGTCAATAAGTTCAACGAGGCGAGGAACGGCATCACAGGCGCGTTCGACAACGCGGTCTCGTTCGTCTCCTCCATACCGGGGCGTATCACCGGATTCTTCGGCTCCATCAGCTCATGGTTCGCGGACAAGTTCAGCGAGGTTCGCAACGGCATAGCCAATGGCTTCGATTCGGCGGTCTCGTTCGTCGCCTCCATACCGTGGCGTATCCTCAGCGCGCTCGGCAATCTCGGCGGACTGTTGTGGGACGCGGGCGCAAGCATCATGCAGGGCTTTCTCGACGGTCTGAAAAGCGTCTGGCACAACATCACGAGCTTTGTGGGCAATATCGCCGGCTGGATCGCCGATCACAAGGGCCCGCTCCCCTACGACCGCAAGCTGCTGATTCCCGCCGGCGAGGCGATCATGGGCGGTTTCCGCAAGAGTCTGAACGCCGGCTGGCAGCAGGTGCAGGCGGACATCATGGGCATGAACGTGGGACTTTCCAACGGGTTCAAGACCCCGGCCTACGTGTATGGCGGTTCCGGCATGGACTACACGCCCAACACCGGTTCCGCGTCGAACGTGCATATCACGAACTACTATCCGCAGGCCGACCCGTGGCCCCTGTCCACGAACGACAGTCTCGACAAAATGACCGTAGGCATCTGAATGAGGAGGCGTATATGGCCGGTGTCGGCTACGCGTTGAACGGCGTCGCCCTGGATTCGCGGTACTGCCGGGTCACGCTCGGCAGCACCCTGTTCGCCGGCGTCTCCGTATCCCGCAGCAAGGTGTCCGCGCCGTTCCGGCATGGCACGATCCCCTCGGGGGTGACGCCGACGTTCGAGGAGCGGTCGGTGACCCTCAAGGCGACCGCGTTCCATTCGGGCGCGATCGGCCACGACACGGGGCGTGGCATGGATTCGAGCCGCTTGGCGCGCCTGTGCACGGCGCCGAGCCTGACGCTGGCCCGCCGGGTCAACGGGCAGGCGCAGCAGGCCGTCGTGGAGCTCGCCAGTCTGGAGGCCGACGACGGGGGCACCGTGCTGGACAGGCTCACCCCGTTCACGGCGGTGTTCGCCATGCCCCAGGTGTGGTGGCGCGATCCGGTCGCGTATGACCGCCAGGTGGCGGCTAACGCGACGGCCATGCTGTGGCCGTCCGCCGCGCAATGGCGGCAAGCATACTGGACACGCTGGGCCGGCAAGGCGAACGACTCGACCTCGCTCATGGCGGATTTCGTGACCATGTGGATGGGTGAGCCGGACAATTCGCCGTCGTCGCTGATCCCGTTGTCGTCGGGCATACCGGACGGCATGTTCGGCGACGCGCCCGTCAACGATCTGCTGATCCGTTTGCCCAAGGGCGTGAGCAGCGCCTCGGTCACCGACCCCGCATCGAACACGGGAGTCATCTGGCAGGGTGCGGCCAACGCGGGCTCCTACACGTATCTGGACGTTGGCAACTGCCTCGCATGGCAGGCAACCGCAGACCACCAGTGGACGCAGGCTGGCACGGACGTGACCGGCGGCTTGGATTATCCGGCGGGCGGCCTGCTGCAATGCTGGCCGAACCCGGTGGACAACGGCTACCGGCTCACGTCGAAGATCACCGGCAGCGGCGAGCCATTGCTCGTGCACGTGCGCCGCGCATGGTGGTAGACCCCGTATTCCCCTTCTATGCAATTTCCGCGCCGGTTTTCAACGTCTGGAGTCCCCTTATGGTCAAGACACTGCACGCCCGCCTCGTCGCCTACCTGCCCAACGGCGGCAGGCTCGGCAACCTGCCCGCACCGCTCTCATGGGACGCGAGCATCGTCAACAACGACCTCGGAGCACTCAAGGTCGTCTACAGCCGTCGTACCGTCGGCGGCGGAATCCTGAAACGCGGCCTCGAACAGGGGCTCGAGATCGGGCTCGAGGTCAGTGACGGCGGAACATGGAGCGAACCCTACAACTGCCGCTACCTGCTCATAGGCCGCTCCCGCAACGCCGAAGACGTGTCGGACACGGTGACGCTCACCTGCCAGAGCATGGGCTGGCTGGCCAACAAGATTCTGAACAACGACACCGCGCATCTGATAGCGGACGGCGACAACAAGGGCAAGCGCGCGTTCCTGTCGAAGAACCCCGGCACCATCATCAGAACGATTCTCGATGAGAACAAGGCCCGCAAGGGTGCCGGCCTCGTTTTGGCCCCCGGTTTCGACACCGGCAAGGACGCGGCTGGCGCGAACTGGAAGAGCGTGTACACGCTCTACTACTCGTTGGGCACGAGCCTGAACAGCATGCTTTCGAGCATGGTGGGCGGCGGTGCCATCGACTGGCGCACCGAGGGCCGCACCCTCAGAATCTGGAACGCCGACAGCACCAGTCTCAGCCGTGACCTGTCGGGCCGCGTGCACATCAGCATGGCGCACGACATACTCGAGGCACCCGAAGAGGAAAGCATCGAAGACCTCTCCAGCGATATCCTCGTGGAGGGTGACAACGGGCTAATCTTCCGCGAGTCGAATCCGGCGGCACCCACGCCGTGGGGTGGCTGGGAATCCTATGTCTCTCAGGGTGGAGTCTCGGACGAGGCCACCGCCAAGGCGTTCATGCAGACCACATTGGCCAGCGCGGCCCGTGTGCGCGGCCAGTACACCCGCTCGCTGCTCGTCACCAACGCCGAATCATTGCCGTTGGTGGACTACCGGCCCGGCGACTGGATCACCGCGCCCACAGTCCAGCACGGCGAGAAGGTGCGAATCCAACAGATCACCGTTTCGCTTGACTCCAACGGGCTCAAGGCCAGCATCACGCTCAACGACAAGGTGTACGACTCGCAGGTGCGAGCCAACAAGAAGATTCAGGGCATCACCGGTGGCGCGACTCTTGCCGGCAGCGAGGGCGGCCGCCCGGCTCCGGAGAAGGATCATCGTACGCCGAAGGCCGTGACCGGTCTGGTCGTGGCGACCGACGCGTATATCTCCTCCCGTGGTACGGCTTTGGGTCTGGCGACCTTGCAGTGGGCTGCGGTTTCGCAGGCCACGGATGACACGGCCATCGACATTTCGGGCTATCGCGTGGAGTATCGCAAGAACCTTGCCGGTGCGCCGTGGGTTTCCGGTGGCGTGACTGACGCGCAGCGGCTCACGTTGGGCATCGGCGGGTTGGAATGCGGGCAACGCTATGAGTTCCGCGTGCGCGCGGTTCCCACGTATTCCGACCGGTTGGGTGACTGGTCGAACGTGGTCGTGGCTTTGGTGGCGTCGGACGTGACGCCGCCGAGCATCCCGTCCAAGCCGATACTCACCTCGAAATTGGGTGTGGTGGACGTGCAGTGGGACGGCAGGAACAATGCCGGCGGCGGCATGGAGCTGGACTTCGACCACGTGGAGGTCGGCATTTCCGATTCGAACGGGAATTGGAAATACCGGGATAGCGTGGCGCGTGACGGGCACTGCATCGTCACCGGCCTCGAGTATCGCGCCTACTGGTTCGCGCTCAGGAGCGTGGACCATTCGGGCAACAAGTCGGATTGGGGCGTGGGCGCGTCGATCACGGTCGCCAGCGCGGTCTCCCAGGACGATCTGGACAGGCTCGACAAGGACCTCGCCGCCAACAAGGAGGCTTTGCGGGATAACACCGCGAAGCTGACGCAGGCGCAGAAGGACATTCAGGCGAATAAGACTGGTCTTGACACGGCGAATCAGACGCTCTCGCAGGCCAAGGCCGATCTGTCGCAGGCGCGGAAGGACATCGCGCAGACCAGAAGCGACCTGACCACGGCGAACGGGGAGATCAGCAAGGCGAAGGAGTCGGCGGCGCAGGCGTATGCCGAAGCCCATAGCAAGAACCATACGTTCCGTGGTCCCGACGAGCCGAAGAACAATCTCATCGTTGGCGATCTGTGGCTCAAAACGCAGAAGTATTGGACCCGCTGGAGCGGCGAGAAGAACGCAAGCCCCTCACTGCTCGCCGACTTTTACACGTACTGGACCGGCGCTCCGAACGCCAGCCCGTCCGTGCTCGTGCCGCTCTCTGACCGCGTGATCGATACGCTTGTCTGGGATGGCTCCGCTTGGAACCACATGGGCTATGCCGACGTGGAAAACAATGCGAAGCAGATCGAGCAGGCGAAGTCGGATATCGCGGACAACGCCGCGAAGACCACCGACGCCAAGAAGACTGCCGAGAACGCCGCTGCCGCAGCGAAGACCGCGCAGGGCACGGCAGACAGTGCGAAGAGCGCTGCTGGCACCGCGCAGTCCACCGCCGACGCGGCGAACGCTGCCGCGAAGAGCGCGACGACAACGGCAGGTCAGGCCAAGGATGCGGCCAACGCGGCAAACATCGCCGCCGAAAGCGCGAAGAAGACCGCAGGCAATGCGGAGACACTGGCGAATACGGCCAATGCTTCGGCCAATGCGGCCAAGACGGACGCTTCCACCGCGAAGACCGATGCGGCCAACGCCAAGGCCACCGCTTCGAACGCTTCGAGCGTGGCGACGCAGGCGAAGGCCACCGCCGACAGCGCGGCACAATCCGCCACGGACGCGGCGAATGCCGCCCAGAAGGCGAATACGGCTGCTGCCGCCGCCGCTGGCGTGGCAAACGGCAAGGCCGACGTGCTCATCCAGTCCACTGCTCCGGATGCGTCGATGCGCAAGTCCACGACACTGTGGATTGACACGACGAATGGTGCGAACACGCCGAAACGGTGGAACGGGTCGGCTTGGGCGGCGGTGACCGACAAGGCCGCTACCGACGCGGCGAACGCCGCCGTCAAGGCGAATGATGCGGCCAAAACCGCTCAATCCACCGCCGACAAGGCCGCGACCGCCGCCGCCAACGCCGCGTCACAGGCCAATCAGGCACAAGCCGCAGCCAAGAAGGCACAGACCACCGCCGACGGCAAGAACCTCATCTACCGTGGCCCGGACGAACCCGCGCATGATGGGTTGAAGCCGGGCGACATGTGGTGGCGCACGCAGAAGTATTGGACGCGCTGGCAGGGGGAGAAGAACAACAGCCCCTCACTGCTCGCGGACTTTTACACGTACTGGCAGGGCGCTCCGAACGCTTCGCCGTCTGTGCTCGTGCCATTGGCCGACCGCGTAATCGAAGTGCTGACATGGGATGGTACCCGCTTCACGCCATTCGACCTTGTGGCCAATAACATTCTGGCTGCGGGCACGGTGGCTGCGAAGCATCTCGCCGTGGATTCCGTGACTGCCGAAAAGGTCAAGACCAATGCGATCACGGTGGACAAGCTCGCCGCTAACAGCGTGACCACTGAGAAGCTGGTTTCCGACGCGGTGACCGCCGCGAAACTCGCCGCTGACTCTGTGCAGGCGCGCAACATCGTCTCGCTCGCCATCACGACCGACAAGTTGGCCGCGAACTCGGTGACGACCGCGAAGCTCCGCGTGACGGAGGACATGACCGTGGCGCTCCTGAATGTCCATAAGATTCAGGCGGGCGACATCGTGTCCGGCGCGGTCACGACGGACAAGCTCGCCACCAACAGCGTGAACGCCGACAAATTGGCTGCTAATTCGGTCAATGCGTCGAAGATCGTGTCCGGTGCGATAACCGTCGACAAGTTGGCCGCGAACTCCGTCACTGCGGTGAAGATTGCGGCGGGCAGCATCACGACGGACAAGGTAGCAGCAGGCCAGTTCCGAGGCTACGTCTTCACGGGCGCGATATTCCAGTCCAGCGAAGCGGCGAACACGGGTGTGAAGCTCAATTCGACAGCCCTGCAAATGTGGGATTCCAACCATAATCGCACCGTCTATCTGGATGGCGAGGGCAAGTCGAATGTGCTGACCGGCACGTTCCAGACGAGCCTCACCGGCCGTCGAATCATAATCTCACCGACGTTCAGCCAGACGACTGTCGGCGACGATGACAGTACCGAAGGCTCAGGCATCAAATTCGCACACGGGCGCGACGGTCGCGACGCCTACATCGCGTCGGAATCCCGAACCCAATCTAAAGGCGAAGTCTCCACCATCGTAATCAACGGAGGCCGGCTGAGCGACACCGATCCGGGGTCGTTCATGAGTTTGGGCGAAGACAAGGCTGCGGACAACGCCACCAAAATCGGCGAAGCCTTCATGTCCGTTTACCGTGATTATTCCAAAGGCACCAATGCCGGTTACGCGCAACTGTGCTTAGGGGCCGACCCGTCGTCCAAATACCATACATTCGCCGAACTCTCAGCGAGGGACCCGAACGGCAGTGTCGGCGTACAGGCGGACATCAACTCCGGGTATCTGTACCTCGGCGGATTCCTCGGCCGGCTCGGCGCGGGGCGCGGAACGTTCCAGACGGTCTATTTTCGTGGCGGGATAATGAACGGCGAAGGATGGGTGACGCAGACGTGCACGTATGGCACACCGGCCAAATATGGCTTATACCATGCGCACGTCTCCTCCGACGCCATGGGGTCGATCATGGTCGGCTCGAATAGCGATTCGCCGAGCGGCTGCGGCCTGTGGGCGCGTGGCGTCGGCAACGGCGTCAACATCGCCTACGGCACTCAGCTACTCGCCATCCTGGCCAAACAGTAGGAGGTGCGATGGAAACGAACATCAACGGCGACGTGTTGACCGTGACCGGTGACGACGGGACGGGTCATCTCATCCCGTTGGACGCGATCGCCTCGTGGGGCGAGCTCCTCGGCTACGACACGGACACGGAAACGGTCGCGGCGATCATACGGGTGCGGTCGAACAGGTCAGACCCGGGCGTCATCGACCCGGCCACCGGACGCAACGCTTGGACCAGCGCCTACGAGCAGGTGGAGCGCGACGAGTTGGCGGACCGCCAGCAGACGCGCATGGCCGCGTTGCATCCCGTGCTCACGGCGTCCGGCGCGTTGTCGCCGGACGGTCGCGCGGAGACCCGTCGCCTGCTCGGATTGGACGCGATGCCCGTCATGGAGTATGCGGACGGACGGCTCGCCGCCACGCTGGCCGGCGTGTCCGACCGCATCGCCGTGGCGCGCGACCGGTTCCGCCGACAGTCGATCGATTATCTGACCGACCGTCGGCGTTGACGCGGGGCCGGACGGGCGGACACGCGCATCGACTCCGCCGGGACGGCGTGGATTCCACGCCACCCCGGCGAAAAAAAAAGAAACAACACAACAGCAAAGGAGCAATCATGACAGCATCCGACGTCCCGCAAACCGGCGCACGACCCGCGACGGATGGCGTGCTCGACCTGCGCCCGCCAAAGGAAAGCCTGAAGGCGGAACTGTGCCGCCTCGGACTCGAATATTCCAGCACTGATGCGGCTGGCGTTGAATCATGGCGCGACTATCAGCGTGGCGTGCTCGCCACGTTCGACGATACCGGCACGTCCGTCACGTTGACGGACGTGAAGACGAATCTCGGACGCACTTTGACGCTCGAAGAGCTTAAGGCCGTGACCCGCATCGACACCATGACAGCCGCCGACTAACCCGTATTTCCCGTTTTTTCAGCCCCTGCAATCCACGCGGATTGCGGGGGTTTCGTATTTAAGGAGACATTTTGACTCAGCAGATTCCAGCCGACGCGAACGACGTCATCGACACGCTCTCCGCGCAGATCGGCACTCTCAACAAGCAAAACGCAATCCTGTCCAGCCAGCTCGCGGCGGCCATGAAACTGATCCCCAAGGATGTGCTCGACAGTCTCGACAAGGAGGACACGAATGCAGAGGATTAACCTTTTCCCCGACCCGAATATGGCTAACACCATTTTCCAATGCATACCAGCACAATGCACCGTGGATTTTCCGACCGTCAGCGGATTCCGATGGCTGCGTGCCACGACCAGCGGCAGTGGTGACATATACGCGCAATACCAGCTTACGGGAGCCAATCTTCCACCGGCCGGCGTGTATCACATTCACGCAGTCTGCTATGCGCGAGGCTCCGGCGCACTCTTCCGCGTCTATGCGGGCGTCGGCAACAGTTTCACCATCCTGCACGAGACCAGCATCGCAGACAATCAGACGAAGGGAATTGACGCGGACATCACGATTCCAGCCAACACGAAGCAATTGTTGATACGTGTCGTGCCACCGTCCACGGTCGGCAAATTCATACTGATTAGAGACATCCTCGTCGAATCCAAGTCCACTTACGACACTGCCGTGGGGGGGCTTCCAAGCTTCTTCACCGGCGACACCATGCCACTCGGCTGACGCCGCGCACCGGGCCGGTGATGCCCGATGATGGTCACGAACCTATGCACGAGACCATCCTCGACCATCACCTTGTCGGCAGGCAGTTGGGTGAATATCACGACCATTCCGAAAAAGCCAGGGACGAAATATTTGGTCAGCGCCTATGTGAACGTCACCGGCGGCACTATCTCGTTGAGCGGGTATGGCGCCGTCAGTGCAAGCCAACGTGTCAGCTACCCGTTGACCGCCAACGATACCAGTACGATGGGAATGTATTATTCCGTCAAGTCAGGCAATCCGACCGTCACCGTGAACAGTATTCTCATCTGCACGTGGGACGAATATCAGGCGAACAAGACCCTGCTCGACAGCATCAAATATTTCACCGGGGATACGATGCCGCTCGCCTGACCCTCATGGGGGTGGTGGCATGAGCCTCATCACGAACTATTGGCCTGACCCGCGGTTCCTCGACTGCGGCAAGCTCATCATGCGCAACTGCAACATCGCCGGCCACAGTGACGTGTTCGACCCAGCCTCGTCCAGTTTCCCCGGCATCAGTCTGAGAGCCACGCGTGACGGAGACAATTGGGCGGAGCGCGATCTGCGACTGGATGCGGGCATGACCATCATCGTCGCATGCCTGTCGAACGGGGCCGCAACAGCGTTTAACACGCCTCTGAACGTGTGGAGTGGTAGCACTTTGCTTGCCAGTTGCCCATTGGCCGGCGGTACGAGCAATGAGTTCACCGTTCCACACTCGGGGACCATCAAAGTCTGCCTGCGCGCACCGAGGACGAGCGGAGAAGTCATCAACATCATGAACGTGTTCATCGGCACGAAGGCTGACTACACCGCTTTGCGAGGACTGGTGGCGAGCGGCTTCCTCGCAGGCGACCTCATGCCGCGCTCCTAGACCTTTTCTATTTTCCGATTGGAGGAAGTAATGTGTTGCAGAATTTTCTAGCCGGTTTCGGGGGTGTGGGTGGCGCGTGCGCCCTCATCACCCTGCTGCTCAGGATATGGCCGGGCGCTTTGGACACGCTGGCGACCGGCCTGTACTCGCACGTGCAACCGAAACGCCTGCCATACGATTCGCCGCTCTCGCAGCATTTCGCCAAAACCAGAATGCTGGGCGAACGTACTGCGAAATTCGATGGCCGGTTGGACGAGCTCTGCCGTGACACGATCAAGAACACGATCATCAGCCTGATCTACGGCGACCAGTCGCACGACCATTCGGAGGCAGTCCGATACGAGCTCGCCAAACTCGAAAAACTCGACGCGCAATGCTGGATAGTCAACGCCGCCGAAAAATATTTGGAGGACCGGCAATGACGCACATAGCCATCGCTGGAGGCGTATACCTGCTGTTGCTCGCGCTCATCCTCGTGTTCAATCATGGCGCGCACAGGCATTGATTTCATACCGGTTTTCAAAGCCATCCCATTCCGGGATGGCTTTTCTATTGCCCCTTGACTCGGGGCGGGAAGGAGAGGATGTGAAGATCCTCGACAAAAGCAAACACAAACACGGACGCCTGCACCGGCGCGTGGTCATGACGCTGACCGCGCTCGTCGCCGCGGTCTCCATGGCGTTCGCCCCGGCGGCGAACGCCGACATGCAGGGCGTGGACATGTCCAACTGGCAGTGCGGCGTAGACGTGTACAACATGCAGGCCGATTTCATCGTGGTCGGCACCACATGGGGCACGGGACAGGTGTACAACAACTGTCTCGTGTCCGGCGTCAACACGGACGCCAACCGCATGATCGCCCAAGCGCAGGCATCCGGCAAGAAATTCGGCCTCTACCATTACGCCATGGGAGGCAACCCGGAGGCCGAAGCCCAATTCTTCTACCGGAACACGTTGAACTATTGGCGTCACGGCATCGTGGCGCTCGACTGGGAGATGGACGACAACCCCGCATGGGGCAACTGGGATTGGGTACGCCGATTCCTGGGTGAGTGCGAACGGCTTTCGGGCGGTGTGCGCCCATTGCTGTACACCGGCCCGGTCGCCGGCACCATCCCGCAGGACATCCGCGACCGATACGGCCTGTGGATCGCCCAGTACGCCAACATGAGCCCGACCGGCTATCAGGCCAATCCGTGGATGATAGGCGCGTACGGCGAGGCCATGCGCCAATACAGCGGCACCGGTGTCGTCAACACGTGGAGTCCCATCGACCTCAACATCTTCCGTGGCGACGCATGGCAGTGGGACCTGTACGCCAACCCCGCCGGCGACTCCACGCCACCGGCCACACCGGCCGCGCCCGCACAGCCGAACACTCCCCCGGCCGACACCAACACGGGTGGCATCAGCCACGTCATGCAGTGGGGCGAGACCATCTGGGGACTCGCCGTCGCCTATGATGCTTGGCCCCTGTCCGCGTGGCACACGCCAAGCGGTGACATCAACCGCTACTACGTGGGCGATGTCGTCACCTACGGCGGGGGCTCCGCCCCCGCACCGTCCACCGGGGTCTCCAAGGTCCTCCAGTGGGGCGACACCGTGTGGGAGTTCGCCACCTCCCACGGCTACAGCGTCTCCCAGTGTTCGGTCCCCAGCGGCAACATCAACGTCTACTACGTGGGCGACACGGTGACCTGCCGCTAACCCAAACCGATGCCGCCACCCGATTATGCGGGTGATGGCATCACCATTATTTTTACGATCGGAGCAAACATGACCGACAATCCAACCGATACACCGGCATCCACCGACATCGTGCCCGACTGGCTCATCCCCAGCCGCGTCTACGACATCCTCAAATGGCTGGGCCTCATCGTCCTGCCCGCACTCGCCGTGTTCGTCAACACGGTCGGCCCCGCATGGGGCTGGCCTCACGTGGACGCGATAGTTATCACGCTCAACGCGCTCGGCATCCTCGCCGGCGCGCTCATCGGCGTCAGCGCCATCAAACAACGCCTCGACC